CGTTTGAAGTTCGAAGGAGCTGGGTGGGAACATATTACAACATTAAGAGGAACGGCTGAATAAAATGGATATATTAATAGCTTGTGAAGAAAGTCAAGAAGTATGCAAAGCCTTTCGAAAGTTAGAGCATAATGCTTATTCTTGTGATTTACAAGATTGTTCTGGAGGACACCCAGAATGGCATATTAAAGATGATGTAATAAAAATAATGAATAAACAGGATTGGAATTTAGTAATCGCTCATCCTCCCTGCACAAGATTAGCTAATAGTGGAGTCAGATGGTTACGAGAAAGAAATTTATGGGATGATTTACATAAAGCTACCTACTTTTTTAATCAATTCATAAAATATGGACAATCCGGGAATAAAATAGCTATTGAAAATCCAATACAACATAAACACGCAAAAAAGTTATTATTATCTTCTTACTCACAAATTATACAACCATATCAATTTGGACATCCTGAATCAAAGGCAACCTGTTTATGGTTATACAATCTTCCAAGATTACTCTCAACAAATAATGTATATAATGAAATGATGAAATTACCGTTAAAAGACAGACAGAGAATCTGGTGGATGGGAGGAGGAAAAGAAAAAATAAGAAGTAAAACATATAAAGGAATAGCAGAAGCAATGGCAGACCAATGGACAAAACCATACATAAAACCATTTTTTTAAAATGAACCAAGGATTCTTCACAGCAAAACAAACTGAATCAAAATCCCGACCGGATGGCAAAACCTATTCCTGTGCTTCATGTGGATTGTATAAGAATTGCAAAACTCCAAAGATGGAACCGTATGGAAAATTTAAACGTGGTATTTTAGTAATTGGAGAAGCTCCAGGCAAGACAGAGGATCAACGTGGGCATCCCTGGCAAGGTAAAGCCGGAAGGTTATTACAACAAACACTACACAATAAATTTAAAATAGATTTGTTTGAGGATTGTTTATGTTTGAATGCCGTAAGTTGTAAACCAGAAAATAACAGAGTACCAACGAATTACGAAGTAGATTGTTGTAGGAGTAAAGTATTGAAAGTAATTAAGGAGAAAAAACCAAAGTTGATTATCCTACTCGGTGGATCTGCTTTGTTTAGCGTAATAGGATATCGTTGGAAAAAGAACTTGGATGGGATAATGAAATGGCGTGGTTGGTGTATTCCTGATCAGGATTTTGGGTGTTGGATTTGTCCTACTTTTCACCCTAGTTTTGTTTTACATGGAGAACGAGAAGCATTGACGGTTTGGGTGAATGATTTGGAAAAGGCTTTTAGTAAGGTGAATGAGGAGTTACCAAAGTACAAGAAACCTAGAATTGAAATAACAGATAATCTATTTGACATATCTATAAAAGCTAATGGTACTATTGCCTTTGATTATGAGGCTACCGGATTAAAACCACATGCAAAAGGACATCGGATTGTTTGTTGTTCAGTAGCTATTAATGAAAATCGATGCTATGTATTTCTAATGCCAAAAAGCCGGGAAGGTAGGCAACCTTTTGTTGATGTGCTGGCTTGTTCTGACATCGGTAAAATAGCTCACAACATGAAATATGAAGAGCGATGGAGTGCTGTTCGTTTAAGACAACCTGTTAAAAACTGGATATGGGATTCAATGCAGGCTGCTCACATATTGGACAACCGACCTGGTATTACTTCGTTAAAATTTCAGGTTTACGTTAATTTTGGTATAATAGATTACAGTTCTGAGATTACTCCGTATTTGAAATCCGGAAGTAAAGACGGGAATGCTATTAACCGTATTTATGAATTGTTGGAATTGCCTGGAGGAGAGGAAAAACTATTGACATACTGCGGATGGGATGCAATCTGGACTTATCGACTGGCAATGTTACAAATGAAAGAAATGAATTATGATGATTTACCATTTTAAAAATTATGAATTATGGATAAAGATAAATTATTATTAGAGGCTCAAAATATACTATTAGATTTACAAAGATGTGGGGCTTTTCATATAAGTGCCATTGAATTAAATTTTTATGTGGAAAATAGAGTAGATGGAGAAGAATTTGAGGAAAGAATAGATGCTTTTTTAAAAAAGTCAATATTAAAATGACAATCAACCCTAAAACAAAACAGGCATACGACTTGATCCACAAAGGCGTTTTAGCTTTTACAAGAGCCGAAAGTCAAGGAATGCGTATTGATGTTGAATATGCTGAAAAGAAAAAAGCCCGGTTGACAAAGAAAATAGAACGTCTGGAAAATCAACTCTATGAAACCAAGTTTTACCGACATTGGCAACATCACAGCAAAAGTAAACCAAACATAAATTCCGGTACTCAACTGGCTTATTATTTATACAACATAAAAAACCTTGAACCACCAAAACAAACAGAGTCAGGAAAAGGTTCTACAGATGATGAATCGTTAAAACTATTAAACATCCCGGAGCTAAATGATATATTAGAAATAAAGAAACTAAAAAAAGTTAGGGATACTTACCTAGATGCTTTCCTTAGGGAGCAAGTCCACGGATATGTTCATCCTTCATTTAATTTACACCTGGTTCGTACCTTCCGTTCAAGTAGTGATCATCCAAACTTTCAAAACATTCCTAGACGGGATGAGGAGGCTATGAAGACGTGCCGTAAGGCATTATATCCTCGCCCAGGACATCAACTACTGGAAGTAGATTACAGTGCGTTAGAAGTAAAGATTATCACGTGTTATTCACAGGATCCAAATCTGTTAAAATACATGAATAATCCTGCAAGTGATATGCACGCCGACATGGCTAAACAAATATTTAAACTTCCAAATCTAAACAAACATATACCAGAACATAAAGTATTAAGAGATGCCACGAAGAATGGTTTTGTATTTCCTGAGTTCTACGGAGATTATTACAAAAATTGTGCAGAGGGAGTGGCTTGTCGATGGGGAGAATTACCACAAAGCAAATGGAAAGCGGGGCAAGGAATTAAAATGCCTGAAGGAACTTTAGCAGATCACTTAATAGAAAAAGGAATAAAATCATATTCTCAATTCGAAGAGCATTTAAAAGATATTGAAGAGGATTTTAAAACCAGCCGTTTTCCAGATCATATACGTTGGGAAAAACACTGGTGGGCTGCGTATCAGAAATATGGATACATTGATTTGAAAACTGGATTCCGGTGTAGTGGAGTAATGAATAGAAAAAAGATAGTTAATTATCCTGTACAGGGAGCAGCATTCCATTGCTTGCTTTGGTCGTTTATAGAAATTGATAGAATAATGAGGGAAGAAAAATGGGATACAAGAATAATCGGACAAGTGCATGACTCAATAGTATTAGATGCACACCCGGATGAATTACATAAGGTAGCTAAAACAGTTCGTAGAGTAACTTGTGAGGATTTGCCGAAAGCCTGGAAATGGATAATAGTACCGCTTTCAGTTGATATGGATTTGTCGGGAGTGGATGAAAGTTGGGCTGAAAAGAAAGAATTTATATGTTAAATTAATTTTTTGTATAATATAGTAAATAGAAATATTATGGAATTAACTAAACATGAAAAAAAATTATTAGAAGCTATTATTGAAACCTGGCAAATGGAAGGTTGTCCAAATGTACATTCTTGGGCTTGGGGAAGAGATGAAAGAAATCCAGATGATGATATAAAAGGAGAGGATGACGAAGCAGGAGATAAACTAATCAAAAAAGCTGTAAAAGGATTAGAACAGAAATTAAAAATAAAAATATACGAATAATGAGCCTATACCACAAATACAGACCAAAAGAGCTGGAAGACATCAGGGGCAATTCAGATATGATTCCTTTACTACAGGAAATGTTATCAGACAAAGGAAAATGCTCCCATGCGTTTTTATTACACGGTCCAACCGGATGCGGAAAAACAACGATAGGCAGGATCATAGCTACGGAACTTGGTTGTAAAGGAAATGATTTCCGGGAAGTTAATACAGCTGACTTCCGTGGTATTGATACCATACGTGAAATCCGTAAACAAGCTCAATATAAATCATTAGAAGGGGCTTGTTCAGTTTGGTTGTTAGACGAAATACATCAGATGGGAACAGCTGGACAACACGCCTTGTTAAAAATGTTGGAGGATGCTTCAAAGCATGTTTACTTTATACTCTGTACAACCGAACCACAAAGGTTATTACCAACAATAAAAGGACGCTGTGCTCAATTCCAAGTCCGTCCACTGAATGAACGGCAGATGTTTGGATTGTTAAGAAGCGTGGTAAAGGCAGAAGATGAAACTTGCAATAAAGAAATATATGAACAAATATTTCAGGATAGTTTTGGGCATCCACGCAATGCCTTACAAATATTAGAACAAGTATTACTGGCTGAACCTGAAAACCGTTTGGAAGTATCAAAACAAGCCGAAGCAGTTCAATCACAGAGTATTGAATTGTGTAGAGCATTGGTTGGTGCTGGAAGAAGTTGGAAAGAAGTCCGTGAAATATTAAGTGGGCTCAGGGAGGAGGAACCAGAAAGTATCCGCCGTCACGTATTAGGTTATGCACAATCAGTATTATTAAAATCAGATAACGTAAGGGCTGGTTTGGTGCTGGAAGAATTTGTTAATCCATTTTGGAACTCAGGTTTTCCAGGATTGGTGTTGGCTTGTTATACAGTAATTAAAAACTAAATGATATGAAAACGGGCACACTTAGTATTATAGTTGTAATTTTGATTGGGTTTATGATATATTTAATATCATTAGATAGCCGATTAAATACTGAAAATATGAATAATGCTTATAATAAAGGATATAAACAAGGTCAGGTAGAATCATTGAAGAATAAACCAGTTCTTCTTGGAATTACTTCAGAAAGTTTTTATGAAGTAAACGTAAACTTTATTCTTCCTACGAGTGGTTTAATTGAAGTTGGGGACACCTTATTTTTTATCACAAGAAATGATACTATGCTTACTTGCGGTAATACAATATACAAAAATTTATATATGAGACGTTTTATAACAACAAAACATTAAATGATATGAACTACGAAAAAGACACCGAAATAGATCCTTCACAATTAGATGTGGAGTGGTTAGAACAAAGCAGATTAACTTTACAGTACACCAAACATCAAGCCCAAACACAAAAAGATGAGGATGCCGAAAAAGAAAAACTGATATTTACTGATGCTAAATTAGATAAAGAAATTCGTAATGATCCGGAAAAGTTTGGAATAACTAAGATAACAGATACTGTAATTAAAAATACAATCTTATTACAGGATAATCATAAAAACGTTTTCAAAGAATGTACTGAAGCCCGGTTTGAAAACAATACAGCCAAAGGAGCTGTAAAAGCTATGGACGTAAAGAAAACATCATTGGAAAACCTAGTTAAGTTAAATGGACAACAATACTTTGCTGGACCACGTTCTCCAAGAGATATATCTCAGGAATGGGAAAAGCATGAACAACAAAAGAAAGTTGATAGTGGAATTGGAAAACGATTAAACAGAAAAAGAACTAAATAATCATGATAAAAGAAATATTAAACGGGGCAGCTTTAGGAGTAATCTTTTTATGTGTGTTGTACATAATGGGAAGAGTTATAACGGCTGCTTGTATTGATGGAGTGATGAAACATTTTAAAAACAAATCTAAACAAAAACAAAATGGCAAAAAAGAGGAAAAGTAGTTTTCGAGGAAAGGTAAATAAGGATTCTAAACGTCAGGTATCTGGCTATGGATATCTGAATTTACCAAAAGGTGTGAGTGTATTCAATCCAGAAGCAAAAAGTACGGTAAAGCTGGATTTCATGCCTTACGAAGTAACCAGCAAACGACATCCTGATCGTAATGTAGAGGATGAAATAGCTGTACCAGGAAGTCTGTGGTATAAACTCCCATTTAAAATTCATAGGAATATTGGAGTGGATAATGATAAGGTTGTTTGTTTGACTTCTATCGGCAAAGCTTGTCCGGTATGTGAAAAGCGAGCAGAGTTAATTCGACAGGAAGCTGATAAAGAGGATACAGATGCCCTGAAACAATCCAAAAGAAATCTGTATTGTGTAATCCCATTGGATTCCAAGAAACATGAAGTTGAACCGCACATAATGGATATGTCACAATATCTATGCCAGGAGGAAATCAATAACACCCTGGAAGAGGATGAGGAGTTTGAAGTATTCCCGGACTTGGAAGAAGGATTGACAATGAAATGCCGGTTTGATGAATCAAATATTGGGAAAAATAAATTTGCCGAGCTTGGAAAAGTGACTCCAAGTGAACGCGATGAACAATATACAGAAGATATTTTGGATGACATACCAAACCTGGATAAAGTATTAAATATTCTTTCTTATAAGGAATTGGAAGCTAAATTCTTGGAACTGGATGAAGAGGATACAGCAGAAGAAGAACCGGAGGAAGAAGCCCCTACCAGAAAAAGGAAATCCAGGGAAGAAGAACCAGAAGAAGAAACTCCTCCAACACGTAAAAGAAAGCACAAAGGAGAAGAATCAGAACCGGAAGAAGAAGTTGAAGAGGAAAAACCAAAACGCACTCGCCGGAAACGTGAAGAACCGGAAGAAGACCCCGACAACAAATGCCCGTACGGCCACGTATTTGGAAAGGATTGTGATGAGCATAAGGATTGTGCACAGTGTGAAGTATGGGATGACTGCGGTGACGAACAAGATAAACATAAGTAATGTCTATTCTAAAAGCAACCAGTAAAAAAGGAAAGCCAGAAGAAACCAAGCTTGTCGGGGCTCATGTGCCTCGGCAGGTTTCGGACTATATTACTCTGTACACCTTGGCTCATGGTATTACCAAAACTGTTGTAATAAAAAATGAGATTCAACATTGGTATAAGTCCCAGATGGAAGAGGAGCCGGCATTAATAAAGTTAATCATTAAGAAAGCCCGTGAGGAACAAAAGAAATGGGAAGGTAAAATGGCTTTTAAAAAAGAATTGAAAGCTTTACTGCAGAGTAGAGAGGTTAATGAAAAAAATATTGAAACAATTTTAACAGGATTGATGTGAAACGAACCAAAAACATAAAACTCAGCCGACAAGTCCGGGCAAAGGTATCACGAAAACCTGAAAAGAAAGCTGAGTATGACGGTGATGTTGGTAAAATGATTAGTACAGGATCTACTCTATTGGACTTAGCTATTTCAGGTGGTAGAGTTAGAGGAGGAGGAATACCTGCAGGAATACTGGTTGAAATATTTGGTCCAGCCAGCTCAGGTAAAACCGTATTGTTATCAGAAATTGCCGGAGCCATACAACGTCAAAAGGGAGAAGTAATGTTTCATGATCCTGAAGCCAGGTTAAATAAACAGTTTGCCCGTATATTTGATTTGGATACTGATAAAATGAATTATAGTACACCTGATCTCGTACCCGAAGTATTCAAGGCAGTAAGAAAATGGGCCCCCGAAGGAAAAGGAGTCAATGGTATATTTGCCGACAGTTTAGCTGCATTATCTACTGATTTAGAAATGGATAATGAAGATGGGGATAAAATGGGAATGCGTAGAGCAAAGGAATTCAGTGAGGAATGTCGTAAAACCTGCCGGATATTAACAAAGAATAATTACTTAATGGTTTGTAGTAATCAAATACGACAGACTTTGAATTCATTTGGACCGAAGTATAAAAGTCCAGGAGGAGAAGCTATACCGTTTTACGCCAGCTTACGATTACGAACCGATATTACCAAAAAAATTAAGGATGAAAAGAAAGTTGCTGGAAAAGTTATCTCTCATGTTATTGGTGTAAGGATTGAAGTGGAAGTATTTAAGTCATCTGTTTGGAAACCTTATCGTACTACTCCTGTAACTATAATTTTTGATTATGGAGTTGACAACATCCGGGAAAACTTACAATTTATTAAAGATTATACCAAAAATAATATGTATGATTGTGGAGGATTCTTTTGTAACTCTATTAATGAAGCTATAAAAAGCATTGAAGATGAGAAATTAGAACAACGATTGAAAAATGACGTAATCGACCTGTGGGAAACCATAGAAAGCAAATTTGAAACTGAACGTAAACCTAAAATAAGATGAACGAACTACATTTAAAATACCAACAAGATACCGGGATACAAATATCCAAAGAAATCAATTTAATTAGGTATCACTCAGATTTTAAATATTTATATGATTACATTCAATGGCTAGAAGAACAAATTGAAACCAATGAAAAGAACAAAAACCAAACCTCAAAACCAGATTATGACAGAAATAGAAATAGGCAAAATTCATGAAGCGTTGGAAAAGATACTATCTGATTGTTCTGAATTAATGGATAGTACCAGAAAACCTTTTATAGTTGAATATTTGACCAAGGCATTGAAAGAATTACATACATTACGATTAGAAACATTTAAAACCACAGAAGATGGAAACACTGGTTGAATACGCTTGGATTGGCATTGTAATCATTTTAATCTGGATTTGTTATCGGCTTTGGAAAGCTGTCAGATATCGTGATCCTGGACAGGAGAATACTTATTTTAGTATAAAGAAAAGGAAAGATGCAGAGAACAAAACATAATAAGAAAAAACGAATATCAGTCCAATCTGCTAAAGCTAAAGGCAGGCATTTACAACAATATGTCTGTGCAAAGGTATCCGAAATAACAGGATATGAATGGGGTAGTTCCGGAGATGACAAACCGATTGAATCCCGACCGATGGGACAAAGTGGAACCGATGTTAGAATGGAAAGTCAAGTCAGAGAGTTGTTTCCGTTTTCCGTTGAATGTAAATTTCAGGAATCCTGGGCAGTACATGGTTGGATTGAACAGGCAAAAGAAAACCAGGGAAAAGGCACTGATTGGTTATTGGTTTGTAAACGTAGTAGAAAAAAGCCTGTAGTGATTATGGATGCTGATAGATTTTTTAGTTTGTATAAGGCTTATATTCATTCAATATAAAATTTGTATAATATAGTAATATGATAAAGCAACTTTCATTAACCAACTTCCAAAGCCACAAGAAAACCAATCTGGAATTCTCTGATGGTGTAAACGTTATAATAGGAGCCACGGATAGCGGTAAAACTTCTATTATAAGGGCTTTGAAATGGTTAGTATTTAATCGTCCAAGTGGAGATGAATTCCGTTCAGACTGGGGAGGAGATACCACAGTAGAATTGACTGTTGATAATCTACCTGTTCGTAGAATCAAATCTGATAAGCATGGAAACTTATATCAAAAAGACGGTATTAAATATGCAGCTTTTGGTACAGATGTTCCAAATGATATAACAGAATTACTTAATCTAAATGATATAAACTTACAACAACAACTAGATTCGCACTTTCTATTAAGTTCAACTCCGGGAGACGTTGCAAAACATTTTAACAAAATAGCTCACCTGGATCAAATTGATAGTGGATTGAAAAATGTTCAGAAAGAAATTAACGATATACAACATACAATTACTTTTAAAGAGGATCAAGTTGGACTGGCAGAAGAGGAATTAAAAAAGTTTGTTCATTTAGAAAAGTTTGAAACCGATGTTGAGGTGTTGGAAGATATGCAAACTAGGTTCCTACAAAAGGTTAATAACAGTAGATTATTAAAAACACTTATTGAAGCAATCTTAGCTACTCAGGAGCTTATTGATACTCAATCGGAAATCCTTACCCTGGAACCTCAGTTGAATAAAGTATTGGGGTGGATAGATGAACGTGGAAATATAGTAGCATTACAAAACCAGTTAGATGCGTTGATTGAGGACTTGAAAAGTATTGAGGAGACTATCAAAGATCATAATTATATTGTCTCTGCTGAAAAGCCTGTTGATGATCTGTTAAGTATGTTTGTTAAAAAGGCAGAATTAAACGATTTAAAGGACTCTATTGAAAAGTTAATAGATAATATTACTAATACGGAAAACGTCTTAAAAACTGATGTTAGTAGCCTTAAAACAATGGAAAAGACGTTTACTGATAACTTCCCGGATGTTTGCCCGTTATGTTCACAACCGATTAAAAAGAAATGAAAAGGACTAAACAAAATAAAACCCCTTCTGCTATCCTGGCCGCTGATTTCCATTTACGAGAGGATCAGCCTTTTTGTCGCACAGATAATCATGAATCTGCTCAGTGGATAAAGGTTGATTTTATAAGTGCCTTACAAAAGAAATATAATTGTCCTGTATTACTTGCTGGTGATTTGTTTCACCACTGGAAACCTTCACCTTATTTACTTTCTAAAACTATTGAACATATACCAGATCAATTCTGGACAATATACGGAAACCACGATCTTCCACAACATTCATTGGAATTAGTTTACAAGTGTGGTATTAATACTTTGAAACAAGCAAAAAGATTAGGTGTATTATATGAATGTCATTGGGGACAAGAACCCTCAAAAGATAAGATTGATAATATATTAATTTCCCCTCAATTTCAAGGTAAGAATATATTGGTTTGGCACGTGATGACTTACCAGGCTAAAACACCTTGGCCGGGTTGTGTTGATCCAATGGCTGGAAAACTACTTAGAAAATATCCTGAATACGATTTGATATTAACAGGTCATAATCACAAAGCCTTTGTAGAACAATATGAAGGTAGATTATTAGTCAATCCAGGTAGTTTAACTCGGCAATTTGCAGACCAAATCAATCATAAACCAAGGGTATATCTTTGGTATGCCGAAACGAATACCGTAGAACCTGTTTACTTACCGATTAAGGAGAATGTAATTAGTAGGGAGCATATAGAGAATAAACAGGAAAGGGACGGGAGAATTGATGCTTTCATTAGTCAACTGGATAGTGAATGGGAGGCTGCTGTAAGTTTTCAGGAGAATTTAAACCGATTCTTTTCTCACAATGAAGTACGAGATTCAATTAAAGATATAGTAATGAACGCAATTGAAAAATAAAACTATGGAAATAAAACACACCGAATCAAATCCAATGCCATTACGACAGGAAATGGAAATTAACATTAGGGCTTTTAACAAGCACCTCAAACCAGTAGTAAGATATATGACTTGGGAGGAGTTACTTGCTAATTGTCATCCAATAGAACGCCGGAAATTTGCTTGGCGATTGTGGAAACGAAAAGAAATAGATTGGGATACATTAGTTTTATATGCACCAGGAAAAAGGAATTAAAGTTATGAAAACACTACTCACATTATTACTGATTCTGACATTTGGGATAGCTAACTGTCAAATGAGTTATGAATTTTCAACATGGTTAAAGACTGAACCGATAGAAGAATACTCTTATAAATCCACTTATGGTCAGGTAGCTAAAACAAAGAAGCAAGCTTTAATTCCATGGAAAGTAACTGGTATTGCTATATTTGCGACGGTAACTGAAGCAATAGGTGATGGATTATACGATAACGGTAAGACAAACGGGAACCAGAATCAAATGATGACAGGCAAGGCTTTTCAAGCTACATCTATTGGGGATCACTTTCTGTATATTCCTGCAATGAAAAACTCAAATACCAGTTGGTTATTAGTACCCGTCGTTGAGGCCATTTGGAGATTCATTCTATTTGATATAACTTACAACTTAACCAGAGGATTAAATATTGGGTATATTGGCAACACAACTTACTGGGATAGAGGAATGCAATCATTTGCCCCTCCTCCGGTAATGAGATTATTTGCAGATGGAGTGGATATCCCATTTGTAATTAGATTTACATTTGATAATTTTTAATTTGTATAATACTATTATAAAATGGATGAAAACGAATTATTAGAACTGAAAAAAGAGATTGACGAGGCAAAATCTAAAATCTCTGAACTGACTGGCACACAAAAACAGTTAATGAAAGACTTAAAAGAGAAATGGGATTGTCCTTCGTTTGAAGAGGGCAGAACGAAATACACAAAGTTAGGACAAGAAATTACAGCCCTTAATGAGAAGATTGAAAAAGGTGTAAAGGAACTGAATGAAAAGTATGAGTTATGAAAAAGATAACTAGAACCATTGCTGTTAATGAAGTAATGAAAGGATCTACGTTAGAAATAACCATAACTGGTATAACGGTCTTTAAAATTAGATTCTTTTTAGGAGCTTTATTAATTAAATTAGCTGCATGGATAATAGGATGTCAGACAGAACTCAAGGTAAATGAAAGTGAAACAACTGAAAAATGACCAACGACCTTCAAATTAAAACCCTCCGCTCCCAACTTGAACAGCAAAAGGGACAGCAATTACAAATTGAAAAAACCATTACTGAAACCAACCGGGCAGTAAAGGAAAAGAAACGGGAATTGCAACGGCACGAAAAAGCCAGAGAGATTATCCGGGAGGTAGGAATCAAAACTCAACAACAATTATCTTTTCATATATCCGATATTACCTCCCTGGCATTGGAAGCCGTATTCGTAAATCCTTATAAATTAATAGTTGATTTTGTACAGCGTAGGAATAAAACTGAATGTGATTTGTACTTTGACAGGGGTGGTTATCGGTTTGATCCACTTGGGGCTTCAGGAGGAGGGGCTGTTGATATAGCTTCATTTGCTTTGCGGATTGCTTCATGGTCAATGCAACGTCCTAAATCCAGGAATGTAATTATACTAGATGAGCCGTTAAGGTTTCTCAGTGCAAATCATCAGGAACAGGCTTCTCAAATGATAAAAGAAATAAGTGAAAAGCTCGGAATACAATTTATAATTATTACCCATGAGCCGATATTGGCTTCATATGCTGATAAAGTGTTTGAAACCAAGATTAGGAAAGGAATAACAGAGGTAATATAATGGATCCACAACACGTAGTTGAAGCCATAACTACTGAAATTATAAAGTATTTCCGGTTACCAAGGAAACTCTGTTTTGCTTTCATAAAGAAACGAATCAGCTGGGTTTATGTAATTGGTTGGGAAGAAGGAAGACAGCAAGGCAGGCAGCGTCAACCAGTAATGCAATTAGATGAGTTTGGAAACCTAATACAAATACATAAAAGTCTATCAGTCGCTGCCAGACGCACCAATGTAACCAAAGGGAATATCAGCAAAGCAATGACAGGCAAACATCACTCATCAGGAGGGTTCCTGTGGCAAAAAGTAAACAACCCAAAGAAAATACATAAGATACTAGAAAGTTGGCAGGACAAACTTTAAAACAACTTTTTAGCTATTCCCAACAATTTACTCTTGTACTTCAATACTAACCATCCTAACACCAGAATAATTACTACAAGCAATCCCCACACTATTTTAATACAAAGATTTGCCCAATTCGAATTTTCCTTTATAGGGATATAAGACTTACTCACTTTTAACTCTGTACGTAGGGTTTTAATCATTTTTACACCATTATCTACCTGTATCCGTAGGATAGTATCCCCTGACTCAATATAATGCTTTAAAACGCCTTGTTCTACCTGAGCAGTACTCCAAGCCATCCCAGCTTCCAAATAAGATACCTTTGAATTAATTAATCCTCTGTTTACTTTTGGTGGAACGTTTACTGGAGTTTCCAAATATACTGTATCCCTTGGAAAGTAAAAATTAATAACTGTATCCCTCTCAGTCACCACAACCGTATTTTCAATCCTTACTGTATCTGTGTTTCCTGTTGTACATATCTGTTCAAACTGATCACAATTTCGCTCAATCCGTTTAACTGTCATACAGCTTACGGAGAACAGGCAAATTAATATTAATAATATTTGTTTCATGTTTTTAATGTATTAATACGTTTACATAAATCATATTGATCTGAAGTAATCTGCTCAGCTTTGTCAAGCTGGGCAATTCCTTTTTTGATAAGTTTCACTTCAGTACTTTCAAACTCAATTTCAAAAGGTTTTTCCGAACCAGCTGACCATTCTACTCCTCCATTCGGACGGTCTTTGAATTGTAATAGTTCAATCTCTTTAGATGTGAACTTTGTTTTGTCTTGAATGTTTCTGGCTATTTCCAAACCTATCATACTACCTTGTTTAGGTAATAGACTAGGAAGCTGGAGCCTGTCTTTTACTGATAATTTAATATTCATAATAGTTCCTTTGTTTTGGTTAAACAATTTATTTAGATTCTAAAATTTTGACTTTATTGTTTAGTTCTTTTATTGATTGTATCATTACAGGTATAATTTTTGATTCCTTGATTGTCTTAATCCCTGTTTCTGTATCATGCCCAACCATTTCAGGGAAAATTTCTTCAATCTCATCTGCAATCCAACCATGAACTTCCGTCCTTTCTTTTTTAATATCTCTTTTCCAATTAAATGACCGATATTGCATTTGCTCTATAATACTTAACCCTTCAATAGATTGGTCTTTAATATTTTCTTTTAATTTAGCATCAGAAGCGTAATCAATCGCTAAGTGACCACTATCAAAATACAACGCTCCTAAATAACTACCATTCCCATCAAAAAAACGTATTGCATGACTATCAGCATCGGTTGGTGTATCCATCCCGCATTGGATTCTTAATCCATACCTATTAATATTATTTCCATCATTTTGAATGTTTGCAGCATATCCAGAAGCTTCATCATTAGCTATTGTCAAATGCGGATAAGTTGCACTCGCGGCGAGTCCTATTCCTATTCCTTTGCCAGTAGATAATTGAGCATCACAATCTACCGCGCCTGTAACATCCAATGCTCCACCAATGCCCACAGCATCATCAATAGTTATGGTTCCTTTAAACCATAGAGCATCAGCATCTAAAACAACCCTATTATTAATACCATCAAAATTACCTAATGAAATTCCTTTTCCATTTCCGATTAACGTTTGTCGACTCTGAGTATCGCCTCCATTGTATCCATATTTATTAATCCACGTATAACTCGATGCTGGGTTTTCGTTTTCCCAAATTTCCGTACCTGATATTTTGATTCCATTATCAGCCGCATCTGTTTTGAATAACACACTTTCAACCTGCCTCAATCCAATTTCACCACCGGTATTAACATAAAAGTTTGGGGCATGTATAGCACCATCACTAGCTAATGTAATACCAGTAGGTGACCAATCATCTGCTACAACCTTATCACCTGTATATAATGCATCTGTATCAATATTCCACCCAGCAATATGTCTTGCATCTGCACCAAAATAAACTAAATCGGCATAAGTTGGGCCGGCTTTTAATTGCTTAATCTGAAAACCATAATCTGTTCCAATTGATAATGAATTTCCTTGTTCATATAATTGTCCAACTTGAACAACCTTTGGATCATCAACGGATAAATCTGTATTATTTCTATATAATTGGAAACCTTCAGGATATGAATCATCTTTTGCATTTAATCTCATATGCCTATTTGCTGTGATATCTTTTGAGATTTTCTCTTCATCAATAGTCCACCCAGCAATGAAATTTTCATCACCAAGTTTAAATACCTCTGCTCCAGCCACAACCCCTCTTATACCCCAGTCTGAATCTGTATTCCACCATTGGCTTATATAATTAGTATTGTCTTTTCTGGTAACTAATCCAAATCCTGTCTGATTAGTAATACCCGTAAGGTTCCCCATCCTTGTACGTACCTTAAGATTTGCTGGTGTAAAAGGGTCTGTTTCCCATGTCACTGTTTGAATATATGGCGTACTTAAATTATAATCACCAGCTTCTGATTGAATGTATCCATTTCCTGACACCCCTAAGTCTTGTGCACCTGCTCCTGCATATACTGTTTCACCTTCAGCTGCACCAGCAAGTCCACAATATTTAGTTGTGAATGTGTAATACTGTTCTCCAGTAGCACCACCATCTACAAGCGTTCCTGCATCAACTGTTCCATATACTTTAAGCCATAACAATCCCCCACCTGTTCTGTTAATTACTTGTAAACGAATATAATCACCAGATTCAAATGTTTTTGATGTTGGAAATCCTGGTATTGCTTCAACGTATAAATTAGCTGTACTATCTACGGCGGGCACAGTAAAATTCCTACTTACTTGAGTAATTGACTTACTTACCATTGTACCACTTAGTAAGGCTAAATCAATATCTGCAATAAATGTTTTTGCAATTAATTCATCAGTATATATACTTCTAAA